TTCTTATTAGTAGACGTGTCTGCCGGAAGAGGCTCTGTATTAATAACAGGTTTAACTTTTTCTCTTAATTTCATACGTTTAACGTACGCCTTATAATCAGGTCTTTCAAATTCATATTTTTCCCATAACTTCATTGCTTCTTTACCAATACGTCCATCGATAGGACAAGGTGTTCCTGCTTGTATCATACTTTCAAATACTCTTTCGTCCTGGCACAAGATTGCAACTGCTGCTACTTTCATACCAAAGTCATTTAAAATTCGCGCTAGTTTAAGTCGTTCACAATTTTTGTCAATAAAATGTTTTCCGCCGGATATACCCACACCAAAAGTTTGTAGTCCTGCCGATGCCCCTACGGCGCACACGTCTTGTGTCATTGAATTATATGATGGTGCTCCCGCAGAAGGGGGTGCACTTCTTATATCTGAATTAGATGTATTATTTGTTGTTGAAGAACTAGAGCTTCCTGATTCGTAAGTTGTAGCACCACCGGTATACCCACCTTCGATTGCTGTGTTAGATCCAGAAACATTGGTTTGTGTTGAGCCTGCGTAGGCTGCCGTTGAACACACCAATAGTATTAGGAATAATAACGTAGATAGATATTTCATTGTTCCTCCTAGAAACAATTCATTTTATCTATTTCAGCTGGTTTCCCGTTTTTAAAGAACCATACATAGCTAGATACAACGTTGCCTTCATCGGTAACAACACATTTTTTGCCCACCGAGCAGGCGCTTAATGCAAATAACAATGCTAATAGTAAATATATTTTACTCACATGCCTCACAGTCTTGGGTGCTGTCTATAACGACACCACCAGTTTCATAAGTTTTATCTTCTTCACGTCCGTTGCACTCACAATTTTCACACTTACAATCTGAGTGATCTGCTTCTATGCAATGGCATAGGTGATTACATTTTTTACAAAATCTATCGCTCATTTTTACCTTTGGGTAATCCACTTGCTAACCACTTAACAAATTTAGTCCATGGCCAGCAGATGATACCCCATATTTTTTTAATCATCCTTGTTCTCCTCAATGCCGTAGAAGAATTTGTCCGAGTCATCAGTTCTCCATCTACGACTATTTTCAACAGTCCAATCACTGGTTTGTACCTTCCAATCAGTTGGAACCTCATCTTTTACAGTAAAAGATGGTATGCTCCATATTAATCTATTATTTGGCTGAGCCGCATAGTTGCCGTTTTCCAACGCAAGTATGTGTGCGCACTTATGTTCGTGCGGAATTTCGGAATGATCCGTATCTACTATATTACCTTCTGGATGGCTCCAGTCAACTGTAAAAAGATAATTTCCATGATACCATGTCTTATCTTTTCCTATATATTTTCCAGATTGTCCGCTTAAGATGTCGTAAGTAGTAATAGCAGGATAATAACTAAAACTATTCCAAAGCTCCAACTCGTCAAGTCGCATCCTAGGAACTTTTTTGACATCAAAGCCTCTTTGTATGAAGGCGCTAATCGGTAAACGATAGAAGACAGCACCGTTCTCCATAATTGCGTGAAAAAGTATGGCGCTTCCTGTAATCGATGCCATACCAAAAATAATGCAGTCTTCCACTTCTCCGTGATGACTTTTAAGGTCATAAAGATATTCTCTTCTGACCTGCGCATAAGTCGCAGGAATGTTTGCGTTTAAGTATGCCATCTATCATAAAATCCTTATAGTGCTGCGATTATTAAAATCACAAGTACAACACCTGCACCGATCACCATTTTTCTGTGATCTTTCCACATGTGCTCAATTGCTTCTCTTATCATTTCCATGGTTTCCTCCTATTTTATGTCTCCCCAGTTTTTACCAGATTCGTAGTCTACCTTATTAGGTACTTCAAGTTCAACTGCAGATTCCATAATTTCAACTATTCGCTTTGCTTCTTTATCATCTTTTACCGAAATATCCAACTCATCATGTACTTGAATATGAGGAATAATTCCTGTTTTATATAGCTCTAACATAGCTTTTTTAGTCATATCAGCGGCGGATCCTTGTATTAATTTATTTAAAGCTTTATAGGTAAAAGCTCTTTTAATCCCTGGTCCGTGTTCCTTGAGCGCTGCTTCATGCGGCAATGCCTTATGAATTCCAAAGTAATTAGGTTCCCATAAATGGAAACGACACAGTCTTCCTAATAAAGTTCTAATCTTACCTGAATCCTGTGACCTTCTCATAACAGCATCCATCAATTGTTTTACGAATGGAACTTTACCATGGTATTGTCTAAATAATTCTTCAGCTTTTTCTTTTGACACTCCAAGTTCAGCTTGTAATTTATTTTTACCCATTCCATAAAATAATCCCAAGTTAATGGTTTTTGCTTGATAACGTGGAATCTCTGCCATATCGGCTACAATAGTATGGAAGTCTGCATTTCCTGTTTTATAAGCATCTAGTACTTCACCAACTCCGTATAAATTTTGTAGTGCAGCATAATGCACAACTAATCTTGGTTCTTGTTGGTTATAATCAAAGCAACCCCAGGTACATCCTTTTTCAGGTATAAATAAAGATCTGATCCGTGGTCCAAGTTCCTTGTTCCGTGCAGGAATTTGCTGGAGGTTTGGGTTTGCATAACTGAATCGTCCAGTCACGGTTCCTCCATTGTCAGAGCGAAGCTGATTTATTTCAGCATGTATTCTACCTTTATAAGAATGTTTCAATATGGTATCAATGAACGTGGTATGAGCTTTGTTTATTTCTCTAGCTCGAGCTATTTTTTTAACGACTGGATGAGGATGATTTTGAAGAAAGTTTTTAGTAAATGATGGAGAATTTGTTTTTTCAGTGCGGTCGAAAGGTAGTTTCAGTTTTTCAAAAACTTGGGCAATGGATCTTGCTGCCCATATTTGAACATCTATGTGTGTTTCTTTTTTTACTTGGTGCAAGCATCCTTTTTCTTCTTCAACTAATTCTTCTTTCAATTTATGAGCATTTTCGGTATCTACTCGAACTCCCAAAAAACGCATATCAACGAGGCAGGGAAAAAGTTCAATCTCTAATTCAAAAATAGATTGTATATCTTGGTGTATAATTTCTTTCTTTAATTCTTGCCAAAGTTCATAGGTTATTTCTGCATCTTTCTCTGCGTAAGAGCCAACATACATGGCTGGTAATTTATACATCTCTGCTTTAGCATCAACTCCCCAATCCTTGGCTGCAGCATATAAAGCTGCTTCATCTTTTCCTTGACCAATATACCTACGACTGCAACTATTTAAGTCGTAACGAAGTTGATTTTCATCCACAATAGCTGATGCAATCATGGTATCAATAACTTTACCTTTAATCGTTAATCCTAATGAACGTAGCCAACATACATCGTACATTGCATTATGAAATATTTTTATTGCATCCGTGTTTAATACGGATTGAAACCATTTCAAAACTTTTTTACGATCCATGTTACCACCACCTTCATGAGCAATGGGATAATAACCAGACCATCCTTTAACGGCCACGGCGATTCCCGTGACATCGCCACGCTTGGTAACTGAACCTGAACCCATTTTAATTAGATCAGGATCTTTTGTTTCTAAGTCAATTGCTATTTCGTCGTGTTTAGATAAATCTGGAAAATTTTCTGGCGGAATCCATTCTGTTTGAGGTTTGAAAAGTGGTATTTGCATTATTTACTTTCTTTCCATTTTTTATAACCTTCTATCCATGATTCTTGTTTTTCTTTTTCGTCTTTATAATCTCTTTCAATAATCATATCTATAAAATGTTTAGCTTTCTCTAAATCTTGCTTTCCTCCTTTATCTTGATGTCGTAAAATATATTTAATAACACAGCCTTCAGGATATAGCAACCTGTTCTCCACAACAAATTTACTTGGCTGAATTTTATATTTCAAATAATGTTTTCCACCTACCTGTTTTTTATATGCACTCATTCATCCTCCATTGGAAATGCTTTGTTTTCATCTTTTGGTCTTACAATATGTAAATGCTCTTTTGCACGCGTAGCTCCTACATAAAATAATCTATTTTCATCATCATTATTTCGCTCATAAGATAATTGTGTATTAGTTGTAAGATCCGGTAAAATAACTACATTATCTTCTTCGCCACCTTTAACGCTATGTATAGTTGATAATTTAATTCTAGCTTCTTTATTTAATTTTTCTCCATTAGATCGCATTTTTTTAATATACATAATTCGTTTTGATCCAGCATTGTCAAAACATTCATGCCATGTTTCTTTGGTATTAAGACCGTAACCTTTTGCTAATTGATCTATTCCATAAAAAGCTTCTTTAGACAAAGCTTTCAATTTGTCTTTGTCCCAATTAACTGGACTCATATATTGAGAAATATTTATAATTTCTTTGTAAGATAATAGTTGTCCCTTTCGTAAATGTTCCCAGTTAAGTGCTGCTTCTTGTATGTATTTTTCATATGATTTTTTAAATCTGTTTTCAAAATACAATCCTTTTTCTTTTAATATTTCTTCTAAAGCATTTAATTGATATCTCGTTCTAGTTAATATTAACCAATTTTTATTATTCATATCTATGTCTTCAAAATTCCAATATCTACTTAAATGTCCTTTATGTGCTTTTGGATTCCAATTTTTTGGAAGTCTATTTTTTATTCTGTTTATAATTTTGTTGGCAAATTCATGAATAACTTTTGGAACTCTAACGGATTCTTTAAGTTCTAATATCTTTCCTTTTTGTGTTATGAATGAATCCACATCCGCTCCTGCCCATCTAAATATTGCTTGATCATCATCCCCCGCAATAAAGGAATCTTTTGTTCTTTCCCAAATACTTTTAGTCATTTTCCATTGCATAAGAGATAAATCTTGTGCTTCATCAATAAATACAACGTCAAATTTAGGAATAGTATTTTCTGATTTTGTAAATTCCAAAATCATGTCGTTATAATCCTTAAGCCCATATTCTTTTTTATATTTTTCTAATTCATTGGCTATGATGATCAATTTGTTATACTCTAATTTTTGATTATGCTCTTTAAGATCAAATTGTTGATCTAATTTAATATTTCGTAATTTTGCAAGGTGTATGATTCTTAAGTAATCACTTTTAGTTGTAAATAATCCCGTTTCTTCATCGTCCCAATCATTATAATCTATGGGTATTTTAATCTTCTTCCCCAAATCTTCATAGTGTCTTTTTTGCATAACTTTTGCTTTGTCCCAACCAAGACGTTTGAATGCTAAAGAGTGAAGTGTTCTGAAATAAGGTAAATCATCTTCAGAATAATTAAATTTTTTCATTGCTCTTTCTCTGGCTTCATTAGAAGCTTTTTTAGTAAAGGCGAAGTACCCAATTTTATCTGGATCAGTATTTTTTAAATAATTTTCAACTTCCTCTAATAAAGTATGAGTTTTTCCTGTTCCAGGTGGTCCTAATACAATTGTTCTCATATCTTATTTTTCTGAATCTGGAAAATAAATCTTTTCCTCATAATTAATTCCTTGTGGTCTAGCAACTTTGTTATTTTCGCTATAAGTTATCCACCGTAGATTCTCCACCCTATAATCTAACCTATTTCGATTTTTATGATCAGCTATTTGTTTATTGACGGGGTCATCATTTATAATGAAGGCTTCAGCTGCGGCCCTATGCAAGCGGACTTCGAAACCCACTTGTTTTTTTTCAACACGTATCGTTAAAGATGCTTTAACATAAGTTGTCTTTAATCTAGCTTGTAAAATTTTTTTATTTTTAATATTTTGTATATAGGGAAAAACTGCTCCTAGTTCAGGCATATATTTATTATATCCTCCTGTTTTAAATATAAAATAAGTATCCTTTGGTAAAAGACTGTAGGAGTTTTTTCTAGTGTCATGAGAAACGTTTAATGTAGATAAATCCACGTAATCAATATCTTTTATTTTTGTTTTAAAAGAATCAAATTCTGGAAATAAAAATAATTGATCTTGTGGGCTCAAAATATATCCTTCGGTTTAAGTTGTTTTGGTTTGTATATGTTTTCAGGTTTTTCAAAAGCATCGACGATCATTACACTTGGTCTTTTTTTACCAACGTAAATTCTTTCATCCTTACAGCCACAATGTTGAATTAATAAATCTTGTGTTGTTTGGTGTTTCTCTGACCATTTTCTTCTTTGTAAATAACCATGAAAAAATTTATTAAAAATAAAATAATGTTTTCCTTCGTTGGTCCAAACGTTTCCTAAAAATATTTCTTCCTTGGTAGTTGTTGCTGAAGAATCATTCATACAATATTCTTCTA